TTCTCGTTCCAGCTCTCCGACAACCCGTCCCTCACCGACGAGTACGTCAAGGACATCTCCACCAAGTACACCGGCCTGTTCTACCGCCGGTACGTCCTCGGCGACTGGGTCCTCGCCGAAGGCGCCGTCTACGAGAACTGGAACCCCGAAGTCCATGTCGTCTCCCAACTCCCGCACATCGACACATGGTTGGGTATCGGCCTCGACTACGGCGCCACCAACGCCTTCGCGGCCCTCGCCGCCGGCCTCGGCACCGGACCAGACGGCATCCGCCGCGTCTACCTCACCCACGAATACCGCTACGACTCCGCCAGCGCTGGCAGGCAGCTCGCGCCGACGGAGTACTCGCAGCAGTTCCGTGACTGGATGGCGAACGCCCCGATCCCCGGTACCGACCGGAGAGGCCTCAAGGTCCCGTGGGTGTTCATCGACCCGGCCGCGGACTTCGACAACCAGTTGTTCTACGACGGGCTCCTCAACGTCGCCGACGCCGACAACGCCGTCCTGGCCGGCATCCAGTCCGTGTCCGGCCTCATCGCCTCCGACCGCCTCAGAGTCCACGAATCGTGCACTGGGTGGATCGACGAGGCGGCTGGCTACTCGTGGGACCCGAAAGCGACCGAACGCGGCGAGGACAAGCCGCTGAAAGTCAACGACCACTCACTCGACGCGGGCCGGTACATCCTGCACACCACCGCGCACACCTGGAAACGCCAGGTCTACACCCCATGAGGAGGTGACCGTGCCGCTTCCCGACTCCAGTATCGACTGGCCGCCCCCGGCCCATGTGGACGCGCTCGCGCGCATGGCCGACTACGACGCCTGGTGGGCTGGCGACCCGGACCGTCTCGGGAAGCGCTACACGACCCGCTCCGGCGGGCTCACGTACCCTGACAACCGGCCCTCTCAGTACCGCGGCGGCCTCGTCGGGACGATGTCCCGCTGGTTCTGGGGCCGACCCGTCCCTGTCGGGGAAAAGCGCACGGGCGTGCACATGCCGCTGCCTGCGGACATCGCCACCGCTTCCGCCGATCTCCTGTTCGCCGAGCCACCCCGGTACGTGTTCGAGAAGGACACGAACCGCGAGGCGTGGGAGGTCCTGGACGACCAGATGCGTCTCACCTCCCGCCTCCATGAGGCCGCGGAGGTCTGCTCCCCGTTCGGCGGCGTCTACCTGCGCACCACGTTCGACAAGGGTCTGTGGCCGCACCCGATCACGTCCGCTGTCCACGCCGACAACGCGTACCCCACGTTCAAATGGGGCAGGCTCACTGCGGTCACGTTCGTGCGCGAACTCAGCCACGACGGCAACGAAGTCGTGCGCTACCTCGAACGATACGAACTCGACGGCACCCCCGACTCACGCAAAGCGTGGGGCTTCAACGGCGTGTACGAAGGCACCCCCGACAAGCTCGGCCGGAAACGGGACCTCAACTACTTCGAAGACACCAAGGGCCTCCCGGAAGAGATCGACCTCCAGATGCCCGTCCTGCCCGTCGCGTACGTCCCCAACATGATGCCCTCCCGCGAAGACCGCGGCTCCGACCTCGGCCGATCCGACTTCGAAGGCGTCCTTGGCTTGTTCGACGCGCTCGACACCACCGCCTCCTCCCTCCTGCGCGACATCCGCCTCGGCAAGTCCCGCGCGTTCATCCCGCAGGCGTTCCTGTCGTCCATGGGCCGCGGCGCCGGCGCCACATGGGACCCCGACAACGAGATCTATACCGCGCTCGACATCTCGCCGACCTCTGCCGCTGCCGAGATCTCGGTGGAGCAGTTCAATATCCGCGTCGCTGACCACGTCGCGTCGATGACGCACTGGTCCCGTACCGCTGTCGAAACGGCGGGCTACTCCGCGTCGACGTTCGGACTCGACCGGGACGGCGGCGACCCCACCGCCACGGAAGTGAACGACCGCAAGTCCCGCTCCAACCGGACCCGCCGCAAGAAGACCGGGTACTGGGGCGAGGGCATGCGCGACCACGCCGCCGCCGTCCTGTGGACCGCCAAGACCCAGTTCGGCCTCGACGTCGACCCCGAGGACCTGCCGCGGATCGAATGGCCCGAGATCGCCGCCCCCGACCCGCTCGCGAAGGCCCAGACCCTCCAAGCACTGCGTGACGCGCAACTGATCTCCCGCTTCCTCGGCGTCAAGGCCCAGCACGACGACTGGGACGACGACGAGATCGAGGAAGAAGTCGCGCGCATCGAGGCCGAGCAGCCGCAACTGCCGAACCCTGACGAGTTCGGGCCCGGCTTCGGGTCCTCCGGTGATCCTTCCGGGGAATCTGAACCCGTCGAAGAGCCCGCCGACGAGGCGTAATGCCCGTCGACCGATCCATAGCCGAAGGCCTCGCGGTCACCCTCGCGGACCTGTACAGGGACGCCGAGACCCGCCTAGCGCAGAACCTCGCGCGCCAAGCCCACACCGACATCAACAACAGCAGGCTGACCGCCCTCACCGAGATCCGCCGCCAAGCCGAAGCGGTCCTCGCCGCACTCGCCGGACCTCGCAGGCGCGAGATCGAACGGGCACTCATGGAGGCGTACGCGCGCGGTGCCAGCGCCGCAGTGGACGAGCTCGCCGGGCTCTCCGGAGACCGGTGGGGCGACTGGCTCGCACAACGCTCCCGCGTCATCCAGGCGATTCGGTGGCTGTTCGGGTACGCGAAACGCCGCGACGCGCGCATCGACATCGCCGTCACCCGCCTTCGGTCGGACCTGCCCGGCATCGACGCGATCATGGTCGTCGCCCAAGAACTCACCCTCCGCATGTCCTCGACACACCTGAACGTGCTGCGCTGGCAGGCCGACGCCTACCGCGAGGTCATGGCGCAACCGGTCGTGGACGTCCTGGCGGGCACCAAGACCCGGCTCAGGGCCGCACAGGTCGCCTGGGAGCACCTGCTGGCCCGTGGCATTACTGGGTTCACCGACAAGCGCAACCGGAACTGGGAGCTCGCCTCCTACGTCGAGATGGCGACCAGGACAGCGGCCGCCCACGCAGCAACCGAAGCCGCACTAGACCGGTTCCGCCAGGCGGGCATCGGGCTCGTCATCGTCTCCAACGCCCCCCAGGAATGCGTCAGATGCAGGCCGTGGGAGGGCAAGGTCCTCGCGATCACCGGTACTCCCGGGCAACGCCAGATGGAGCACGGTATCCAGGACGGCGTCATGGTCACCGTCGATGTCGTCGCCACCGTCGCCCAAGCGGTCGATGCCGGGTTGATGCACCCGAACTGTAGGCATTCGCTCGCCGCCTACCTCCCCGGCGTCACGAAGGCGCCCACGCACACCGAGGACCGCGCCGGTGACGACGCCCGGCAGACCCTCCGCCGCCTCGAACGCGAACTGCGCGCACTCAAGTTGAAGGAAGCCGCGCTCATAGACCCGGATGCGGGGCCCGGCCTTCGGCGCAGAATCCGCGCGAAGCAGGCCCGCATCCGACAACACGTTGCTCGCAGCGGCGCCCAGCGCCAAAGCCAGCGCGAACAGATCGGCACCGCCCGATAGACGTCCTCCGCACGGAGGCTGCACGACCCAACCAACCCGCCTGACGCCGCACGGCCGACGGCTCATCCCGCACGGGAGACGCACACACATGAACAGGTATTACCGGCGCCTCATGGCGCGCGGCATCATCCCGCCCGGCCTCGGACTCCGCTCCGACGAAGGGCACCCGTCCGCACCGCCCGCGGCCGAAGGCGAACCCGCCCCGGCCGTAGAGGAGCAGGCACCCGACCCCGAGGCCCCGAAGGCCCCCGAGGTCGACTGGAAGGCCGAAGCGCGCAAGCACGAGAAGCGCGCCAAGGAGAACGCCAAGGCCGCCGAGGAGCTCGAAAAGCTCCGGGCGTCGCAGATGTCCGAACAGGAGAAGGCGGTGGCCGCCGCGAAGGCGGAAGGCATGGCCGAGGCCAACAAGGCCGCGGGCGTCAAGATCGCCGCCTCCGAACTCAAGTCGGCCGCCAAGGACAAGGGCCTGGACCTCTCGAAGGTCCAGGAGTGGATCAAGGTCGAGTCCTTCGTCGACGACAACGGCGACGTGGACTCCAAGGCCATCACGAAGGCCGTCGCGGCTTTCGCCGAAGTTGCCCCCGCTCCGGCCCCTGGTCGGTCCGGGGCGCCGATCCCGGGCGGATCCAGCTCGAAACCGAACACCTCACCAACACTCGACTCCGCCGTGGCTGCCCGCTACGGCATGTAGCCATAGGAGAATCCCATGCCGGTCACTCTGGCCCAGGCCAAGCTCAACGCCGTCGACGACATCGACGTCGCCGTCATCGACGAGTTCCGCAAGTCCAGCTACTTGCTGGACTCGCTCACCTTCGACGACGTCGTCAACCCCGCCGGCGGCGGCGCTACCCTCACCTACGGGTACACGCGCCTCGTCACCCAGGCGACCGCGGCGTTCCGCGCGATCAACGCCGAGTACACGCCGCAGGAAGCGACCCGGGCGCGATACACCACGGACCTCAAGGTCCTCGGTGGGTCGTTCCAGATCGACCGCGTGCTCTCCACCATCGGCCCCGCCGTCTCCGGCGAGGTCGTCATGCAGATGCGCCAGAAGGTCAAGGCCACCCAGGCCGCGTTCTCGGACGCCGTCATCAACGGCGACACCGCCGTCGACGCCAACTCGTTCGACGGTCTCTCCAAGGCGCTCACGGGCTCCTCGACCGAGATCGACGGGACCGGCACCGACTGGACCACCGTCAACTCCCAGTCCACCGCCGTCGCCGCGCAGTCGCTGCTGCGGCGCCTCATCGCCGTCATGGACGGGCGCCCCGACGCGCTCCTGATGAACGCGGACGCGCTCGCGGCCCTGGAGACCGTGGGCGACTTCGCGTCGTCCCTTGACTCCCGCGAACTGTTCGGCCGCACCATCACCACCTGGCGCGGCATCGCCCTCGTGGACCTCGGCGACAAGGCCGGCTCGACCACCCCGGTCATCGCGACCGACGGCGTCACCGGCACCACCGACATCTACGCGGTCCGCCTGGGCCTGGACGGCTTCCACGGCATCTCCACCGTCGGCGGGAACCTCATCACCCAGTTCATGCCCGACTTCACCACCCCCGGCGCCGTCAAGACCGGTGAGGTCGAGATGGGCCCGGTCGGTGTGGCGCTCAAGGCGACGAAGGCCGCAGCCGTGCTGCGTGACGTCAAGGTCGTGACGCCGTGACCGTCATTCACAGCCCCGAAGAGGGGTTCAGCGGTGACGGTGTCGGCGGCCTCAAGTTCGAGGACGGCAAGGCCGAAACCGACAACGAAGCCATCATCCGCTACGCCCGCAAAGCCGGGTACGGCATCGGCGAGAAGGCCAGCGCGCCCCAGGCGCCCGAGCGCGCGGACGCGCGGGACTTCGCCGAGGCCCATCAGGTCGGCACCCGGCTCCGTGACGCCGCGGTCGACCCGCGGCCGGAGGACTTCCTGCCGCCGACGAACGCCGGCGAGGCCGACCCGCACGGGCCGCTCGTCGTCGCACCCGGC